CACTATGCAACTCACACAAGACGTGGTCCATAAAGCGCTACAAAACATAAACATCTAGATAACAAAAAGCCGCTAGGTTGCGAAACCTAGCGGCTTTTGTCGTTGCATATGGTGGTGATTGGTTGACAATTTACGAACTTGCTATTTCGATTACTTAGTAATTAAAAGTAAATGAGCGTGAATGCGCGGTAAGAACTTAACGACATAATTGCACCAATATTGTGCGCAGATGTAACTCTGGATTTGAACCGCAGTCCACACCTTAAGTCCCAAACTAGGCGGAGATTATTTCGCTAATTTCGCAAACCAGTTTGAAGCGCAAGTCCTTGTCTCGACACTAATTTCGCTGATTTCGCTAATTTCGCGCCCCACTCTCACCAGCCAAAGACAGTCATGGGAGAAATCCATGCGGCGATTATTTCTATATTTACCGCTTTTTTTACGGCGATTAAGTTGACCATACGGCGAATTGGGTGTCTAATAGCCGCATGAAAAGCGGCGATAAACTATACGTTTGGCAGAGCAAAAACTGGCCCCATTGGCAATACAACGCCGAAAGCCTGATGCCATTGCTCGCCCAAGTACATCAAACCTTAGGGCACTTGATGGGACGCATGCGCGACCAAGGAATGAGCTCACAAGATCAAGCCACCCTTGAAGCTCTGACTGCGGATGTCCTCAAAACAAGCGAAATCGAAGGTGAGCATCTTGATGCAGAAACCGTTCGCTCGTCTATCGCAAGAAGGCTTGGCGTAGATGTTGGGGCACTCATGCCTGCCGACCGTCACGTGGACGGTGTCGTGGAAATGATTCTTGACGCCACAAGCTTGCACGCCACGCCTCTCACCACCGAAAGACTGGCAGCTTGGCATGCTGCATTGTTTCCAACGGGTCGAAGTGGATTGACCACCATTCGTGTGGGCACTTGGCGCGATGATGCAGACGGCCTTATGCAAGTTGTATCTGGGCCGATGCACCGACGTCGTGTCCATTACGAAGCACCACCAGCACATTTGCTGTCTGCAGAGATGACTGACTTTTTGATTTGGTATGAGACCTATCAAGAAGTTGATCCCTTGGTAAAAGCTGGCCTTGCTCACTTATGGTTTGTGACCATCCATCCGTTTGATGATGGTAACGGTCGTATTGCACGCGCCATTGGTGACATGGCCTTGGCCCGCGCAGATCAAAGCAAACAACGTTTTTACAGTCTGTCTGCTCAGATTCAAAAAGAACGCAAAGACTACTACGACTTGCTAGAGAAAACTCAAAAAGGAAATCTAGATGCCACTGAGTGGCTGTCTTGGTTTTTGTCCTGTTTGCTGCGCGCACTGCAAGAGGCTGATCAAGTCCTCACAAGTGTTTTGGTGAAAGCCAACTTCTGGCGTCAGTGGGCAGGCACGCCACTCAACGAGCGACAGATCAAAGTGCTCAATCGCATGCTCGATGGATTTGATGGCAAGCTAACCAACAAGAAATGGGCAGCCATTGGCAAATGCTCATCTGACACTGCGCTGAGAGATATCAACGATTTGATTGCGCGCGGGGTGCTACGTCGTACTGAAACAGCTGGACGCAATACGAGCTACGAGCTGAATTCAAATACAGATGCAGTTGGGCCACAGAAATTGACCTCATGAGAACAAATTATTCAGTAAAAGGTAATTTTTGCTTGAATATGACCCCCAAAGGTCAAAAATGAAGATTGAGACACCCCTACTCACTGAGTTGGCAAAAGCCTTAAAAGCCGAACGCAAGCGTCAAAAGCTTTCTCGGGAAGAAGCCGCATCTGTGTGTGATGTAAGCGCTTCTTTCATCAGAGATGCAGAAGCTAATCCCGAAAACTGCAGCCTTGGCAAGATGGTCAGACTCATTACGGGCTTAGGACTCAGCCTTGACCTTGCCGGCCTATCTGAACCAACAGAAAAAGTGCAGCCACACAAGTTAAGCAATCGAAAACCAACCAAGCGGCCTGACTTTGGGGTCTCAGAAGATCAGATCATTAAGCAAAGTTGCACACTCTAAGTATTAGGAAATTAAGGTAGTAACGAGTGCGGAGCAACCTTATCCGAAATATGCATACATATTTCGGATAAGTCATAACAAAGAAACTGACCAACAAATATAAAAAGTCACAAAACGTCGGTACTTATCAACATGTACCGACGTTTTGTGACTTTTCAGATCGATCTAGCAGTTATGAACTACGCTTTTAATTCGTTGCAATTTCTAAGCTGCAATTTTCTCCATGGATAGCAACGGCACGTCGATGCGATTACTAAAAAACATCACCTCTGATCCGGTATAGCGTCTCTGGGCCGTGTAATTTAAGCCATACGCATACGGCGTGGCGTACGCGTACATTTCCTTGATTTCGTCTGCGTTGTCATACGACACGACCCAAGGCCGTCTAAAGCGATCGCTACCAAGTAGCTTCGCAATTCGGACGTGGTCTTCATGCTTGTAAAAATTGCGATAGAGCCCCGCCCCTTTAACATAGTAAGGCGGATCCAAATACACAAGTGATTTTGCGGGCAAAAACTGATGGCACCGCAATAGCAGTTCATGAGCGTCTTCTTCGTACACATGAATCGCATCTGCGTGCGTTCCAATCCGCTCCAAGCGTAAGCAAAGTTCTTCTCGCATGAACCTTGCATTGATCTTGTAGTCGCCTACCTGAGCTTTCCCGCCGATCACGCCCCCCTTGAGAATGCCCGACCGATTAGTCCGATTCATAAATAGCGTGGCGAACCCGCGCTCGAGCGCTGATCCCTCAACAGTACCAAGCATCACACCGCGCCAATGGTGCCATGCATCCATGTCGATGGGCTCCGACGCGACCATGGACACCAATTTATCTGACTGCTGCGTGGCAGCACGCCAGAAATCAGCAATTGCCGGATCGGCATCATTGATGTGGACATGCTCAACAATACCGTCTATCAGTAGGGTCAAGGCAACCCCAGCACCACCCGCATACGGCTCAAGGTAATGCCCGCCTGTGAGGTTATTGTCCGCAATCACATTAGCGATTAAAGGCGAAAAGCGCGCTTTGCCGCCTGGGTAGCGCAGTGGGGTGTAGAGCTTATTGGAGTACATAAATACGGGGGTAGCGTCTAGCTTACCTCATCGGCCTTTTTAAGCCTATCAACAGTACGCGATATTGCCAGTTCGAAAGCCGCTTCGAACTCTGTCGCCTCGGTTTTGTAAACTTCCGCCCACCGCTCGACCACTCCCCATTTCTTCAATTTAGGCCAGTTTTTTGTCCACCAGTTTTTTGTGCTGTCTCGCTTAGTGCTTTTGCCCGCGCCATTCTCAAAAAAGACAGCCTGAATTCTGTCGCTTGTCGGATTTGTGATGTTGAGATTCAACAAGGCATCGTGGAGGGCTCCATCGCCTGCATCTGAAATATCTCGCAAAAATTTCTTCACCGTATTTTCCGACGATCTAGCAGTCCCGGCAGAGCCTGCCACGCAGGGTAATTTGACGGCATTACCGCGTGCTGCAGCTTCATTTGGAATGGACGTATCCGCATCGACGACCAAAACTCGGTTTAAAAAAAGTGGGTCTTTGGAGGGGAAGCCTAGCAAATTCGACCCCCCAACACCTAGCGGGATCCAATTTATTCGAACACTATATTTCTTGGCTAGTGCCATTTTCTTAGCCGCCGGAATCAGGCCACTGCAAAAATCAATAGCCTCTTCATCTTCAAAGTAGATTGCCAACGTAGGCTTAGCCTTCCGGGCTGGCTTGTCATCGTCCGGAAGCAAGGCCATGTCGTTGAGGATGGCGCGAAGCGACTGGTCTTTGGCAATGCGGGGATGTTTCGTATCGAGCAAATAGACCACGCTGTCGGGAGATTTTTCATTCCCATCGCCGTCGGGATGCACAGCTTCGATCAACCTTGGTGAATGTGTGGTCGCGATGATTTGCAAATCAAGGCGATTCGCGCAAGATTTCAACGACTTGACCAGACGTTCAATGGCATGTGGATGAAAGCCAACATCCATTTCATCGACAACCAGTAATCCGCCTGGATAGTCGTCACCCATTTCGCGCTTCAGCTTGCTAAACGATGCCAATGCAGTGGCGATGCTGCCGAGACTGTCTTGCCCCATTGAAACTGCGAACGGACCATGTTTTTCATAACCCGGTTGAGCCGATTTCTTTCGCGCACCCTTGATGGATTGATGATTCACGTCATTAGTCAATGCAGCACCTAGTATCACGGCGCTGACGAACTCTCTCATGAGAGCGCTGTCGTCCGCGTGCATATCCAGCTTGGCGCTGCTGATATCCTTTTCTTCGGCTTCCCCAGCTGAAGCAAGACGCTTCATTCCAAGGTATATCGTCGGCAGCGGTACTTTCGCATCTTGTCCGACAGTGTCGCCTTCTGCTTTGTCTATGGTCCGTGGGACGACCCTGGCCCTCTGCCACTGTGTGCGCTGAGTCATAGAGCATCGCTTCTTGACCTCGACACCATCTACATTGGCAATCACCACAGGCGCGGATGCCGTGTCTTTCTGAGCTTGCACTACTTCATCTAATGCTAAGTAGATAATTTGCTCAATGTTTGCGTAGAACGGATCGCCCAAATAAGTCTTGTGTCCGCTTGCTGTGATGCCAAACGTATTAGCAACTAATCCCAAGATTGTCGATTTTCCAATACCGTTATGCCCGGCGATAAGAGTCAGTCTTTCAGCGAATGGAATATCGAAGTTGCCAAGCTTGCGGAACGGTGGTTTTCCGAATGTCAGCGATTTGACTTTGATCTTGCCTGCCATTGAATCCCCCAATTTTTAATAGGTAATCTTTATGCCGTGCCGCTCAAGCGAGCTTTGAAAGGTTATTTTTTTAAGCAATGTATCACCGTTAGATCCAAAACTCTTTAACACCATACGTGTTTTGATGATTTCGAAATAAAACACATCTCGATCCAGAAAGTAAAACAGTATCGAATCCGTAACTCCATTAACAAAAGGAGTTACGAAATGGAAAAAGCATATTTCACAGAAGTCGAATTAGCCCTGCGCTGGGACCTAAGTCCTAAAACATTGCAACGCTGGCGAACAGATGGTCGAGGGCCACACTTCCTCAAATTTTCTAAATGCGTCCGCTACCCCATCGATGAGATCATGGTCTTTGAAAACAAATCGATGCGGGACTCAACATCCTCACGACCAAGTGACATCTACACAATCTACGGCGATGACCTTCTCACCATCAAACAGATTGCCCAAGCCACTGGCTTGCCTCTGTACATCTTCGCAAACATGAAGATCCGAGAGGGACTCAAAGTGCCTCACACCAAACTCCAAAATCTCATTCGCTTTAGCTTTGCCGAAGTTAGAAATTGGGCTTTCGCACTTTGTGATGGCAGTGCACGGATTCCGCATGCATTTGAAAACACATCGATCGCTCATGAGCTCATGAAAGCTGCCGTTCAATTCCGCAACTCAAGGGCTGTTGAATGACCAAACGCGAAGCTGAAATAAATGAACGACGCCGAGTCAAATTTCAAGAAGACAAGCTCTTTGCGTTTCGTGTGAATCTTGACCACATCCTGCGAAATCCGGAGCATGAAAGCAAACTCAAAGAGTGGCTACCTGATAAGGCAACCATTCGTGCGCTTGTGAATCCGCCAAAACGCAAACCGCCACCACCGCCCGATCCAGATTTGCTCACGGAACAAATGTTGGCGGCACGATGGCATTGCTCATCCTCTCGTTTGCAGTACTGGCGCTCACATGGAATTGGCATCCCGTACGCAAAGATGGGCGGCAGAGTTTTGTACCGATTGGAAGACGTCATCGAGTTTGAAAAGAACTCGCTGGTTCGACCTCGCAGATAGCAACAACTAGCTCGAAATAGGTCAAAAACGTCCACAAGGTACTGCACTACGTTAGAGCCATTTGTTGCTCATTAGAGAAGTTAGCCTTAAGGTCCGTCCATAAGGCTAACTCGTTGATTTCAAAGGATTTTCTTAAAAACGTAAAAAGTTCAAAACAAATAGCCAGGCACAGTTGACTAAAAATGAACTTGAAGGCGTTAGAAGCCCGAATTAAGTTTGAAAAAACAACTAGCTAAAAATTACGACTTTTAAAAATAAAAATCCCCCAATAATGTTAATTATTGGGGGACATAGGGACTCATTGTCATCCCTGATTACTCATTGTCCCTTTGGTAGGGCCAATTTTGTGTGGTGGTGTTTAGTTGTCCTTAGGGCTAACTTTCTCTTTCGATTACTTAGTAAATCAGCGTAAATCCAAGTAAATGCGAGGCATGCTAAGGTGCACCAGTTTGGTGCTCACAGAGCTCTCAAGATGTACAGAGCAATCTTGAAACCGAAATACAAAACAAGAGAAAAACCCGCCAACATCAAACCAACAACAAGTCCACGCGCCCAAGGTGCAATGACCCGTACGTGCTGCATTTCAGAAAAGCTTGCGAATCCATCATCGAACTTCACATTCGTCCCAAATTGGGTCAGCAGCGTAGGGCCTGGATACAAGTATGAAAGTGTCAGTGACTCACGTGGACGCAGTCGATCAATAAGTATCTCTGAACCATTCTGACCAAAGGGCGTGATCGTTTTGGGTCTGTCGGGATATACCTGAATGTCCGTGTTCTGCGGCACAAAGGCATGGCTGATGCGAACACCGGTTGCTGTGTACGAACCCGAGTTTCGAACTACGAGCGAATGGGTGTGAATTGGTAACTGCGACTGCGGTATCGGATGTGACGATCCATGAATAAAAAAAGCTTCCAGCCTTGGCTTTCTCTGACTGGCAAGCAGCCAAGCGACAAAGGTGCCCATTAAAGAAAGCACTTTTAAGGTGTCGTCTAAATTCAGTCCAATCCAACTAAGTAGATGAGCATCCACGTTTGCCCCCTTCCCCAAATTACTCTGGGCAATCCCCAGTTTGGAAATTTTACGTAGCAGCTACGAATTGAACTTGGATACCCAAAGCAAGCCAATCAAGTCCGTTCGGATTTCAAGACTCACCGGAAGGTTGCACTTTATGTAACTTTACGGTGAGTCTTTGAGCCTGTATGCCCAATAACGAACTGCAGCCTTGTCCGAAATGTGTACACATATTTCGGACAAGGTTTGACAAAGATATTGCTCAGAAAAACGAAAAGCCACAAAACATCGGAACCAAATACCGTCGTCTTGTGGATATTAGAAAAATCTGGCGCTTATGTCACTCGACCACCACATAGAACGGATCCGACTTTCCGTACAAGCGGTTGTCGGTCTTGCCGATCAAGAAAGCTTCCACGAAGTGCACTCCACGATAAGCCAGGTCCTCTTCACGCGAGAAGCCGAAGTCACAAGCATAAAAATCGCCACGCAACATGTTTGCGTCGTAAGCTGCTTGATCAGTGTTCGTAATGCGCCACAACACCTTGAACGACGAATCGAACGGCATACCAACAGCATTGGCGCCCGTGACGCGAATTGAGCAGCCTTTCCGCAGCGGTTGCAGAGAAGTAACCCTGCCTAGACGCGTGCCTTTTTTCTCGGTCAAGATTTCAGCGGACACATTTACGCGATACGACTGCGACCCGATACGCCACTTTGGGCGTCGGATATAGGGTAGCCGAGTGATGCGCTCTGGAAGTGCTGCACGACCACGCTCAATGACACGCTGGACTAGATCCTTAAACCGTCCTGCGACCACCAGCGCCTCGCTCTTAGACACACTCTCGCTGAGCCGTGCAGCTTCCTTGGCCTCACCTGCGGCAAAGCTGTCGCCGAAGACGCGCTGCCACTTACCGATGGATTCGTCGTGGTCCTCCTCGGCAAACGCTTCGTCGATCCACGTGCGGTAAAGGTTGATCTTCTCGCGGAAGTTACCGTACTGGGTTTTATCCCAGACGCTGCTTTGGATGTCTGATGGCAGAACTGGGTTTCGAATGACGGGCACAGTGGGGTATGCCTGCAAGTAGTCATCCAGCCGATCTATCACTGTCTTTAGGCAGGTTGGCGTGTCTGCGAAGGTCACAGTGCCCTTGTCAGAGTCGTAGATGTGCATTCCCACAAGCGTCGTGAACAGGAAGGACGGGCAGGTGAAGTTCGTCTTGATATCGCGCAGGTACTTCAGAAGTCGCGTGACCTTCTTGAGATCGTTGCCGCCCGCTACGCCGTTCCTGCCAACAACCCAGTTGGTGTAATCGAGCGCTTTAGTCGTCTCGAACTCGTTTGTGGTCCGGTTGCAAACCTCGTACGTATTTGTACCCTGTCGGCCTTTGACGCACGGTGCGATGTCGATACGGCGCTCGCCAGCGTATTCGATGGTCACGCAGTACGAATACCGGTGCACCTTGTCCTTGTAGGTGCTGTGACCGTCAAAGAAGGCCCCAAGCTGATTTACATAGTCCCTCGCTTCCCAGCCCTCGACCACTTTCACAATCATCAGCAGATCAGCGTCGAACTCTCCGTCCGTTTGCGGCTTAATGATGGTGCCGTGAGCCCATGATCCGTGGTTGGCAAAGTCGAGAATCTTTGGCCCCCAGCTTGAGGCCTTGATCGCCCTCTGAACCGCATCGACACTGGCTCCAAGCTGGCTAATGCGTGTGTCGTTGAGGTTGACCTCACCGTTGAGGAAGGTTTTGAACTGATCGACCAACTTCATGCCTTGTCTCCTCAATCAAGTGCTTTCTCAGCCTTGCGCACGAGATCCTCGGCCGCGTGATGCGCCTCATCCTCATTCGCAGATCTGAATACGAAGTAGACCCAGTCGAAGACCAACGGGCTGCGCTCACGGTGCTGATAAATAGCGTCCTGCAATGACCGTGATTCAATCGTGAGGGCCGCCGCATCGGTACCACTAAGCGCCTTAGACCAGATTTTGTCCCACTCGCCGTTGAGGTTGGTTAGTGAAATCGCAGCGTTGGACTGCTGCATGTACTCCTTTAGCGCCCAAGTCAACACGGGCAGGAACGGTACAACCAAAGTCATGATGAGATCTGGAAACAGCAGCCCCCTGTACAAGCCCATGTACAGCAGTGCAACACCAAACAGTAGGGTGAGCATCAGCAGCCAGCCGCCGTAACTGCGTCTGAGTCGCGCGTCGTAGCTGATGTTAGTACGCTGGCCGATCAGTCGAGCCAAGTGCAGGGGCAGACGACCGATGCTCACCTCGTACCAGGCTTGGAAGTGCGCCTCGCGCTTCTTAGAGAGCAGCTTAGCTGATAGTTTGCGGACATCTTCATGCTCCACTGGCGCGCCCGTCACGAAGCGGTTCCAGGACAGGTCGAAGACGTCTGTGTCGAATTGCTCCTGCAGCTTAGCTCCGCGCTTGAGTCGGTCCTTCTGGAGCCGGTCGAACAATGCCGTGTCCATCACCAGCAAGATCAAGCTGGCTAGGGCAAGGTATGGCCGGATCTCCGGAATCTGTGGACCAATCCAGACACCCATGACAGGTAAAAGGATCGACATCAGAACCAACAGTCCCTGGGTGATCTTGGCGGTGCGGTAATTGCGGTGGCGGGCTCGTAGCAGGCTCCTATTTTCCACCGTCGCCTGGCGCGTAGGGATATCGTTTCGAAGGCTGTTCATTAATCCTCCTGAACATAGTTTTTGTTTTGCAATGCTTGGGTCGCAGCAATCGAGTGTATTCGGAGGTACTTGATAGCAGTTTCAGGTGCTTGCAAGCAGAGGCTAGACTGCGAGTCCATGGAAAAGCAGACACTCGCGTTCCAACTCTGAGCGATTGCAATCAGCCTGAAACAGCCATCTAGAGAATGAATCTAAGGCTGCCAATCCCGTATTGAATCCGTAACTCCATTAACAAAAGGAGTTACGAAATGGAAAAAGCATATTTCACAGAAGTCGAATTAGCACTGCGCTGGGACCTAAGTCCCAAGACATTACAGCGCTGGCGAACAGATGGTCGAGGCCCTCACTTCCTCAAATTTTCTAAATGCGTGCGCTACCCCATCGATGAGATCATGGTCTTCGAAAACAAATCGATGCGGGACTCAACATCGTCACGACCAGGTGACATCTATACAACCTACGGCGATGACCTTCTATCCATGAAACAAACCGCCCAAGCCACTGGCTTGCCTCTGTACATCTTCGCAAACATGAAGATCCGAGAGGGACTTAAAGTGCCTCACACAAAAGTCCAAAAGCTTATTCGCTTTAGTTTTGCCGAAGTTAGGAATTGGGCTTTCGCACTTTGTGATGGCAGTGCACAGATTCCGTATGCATTTGAAAATACATCGATCGCTCATGAGCTCATGAAAGCTGCCATTCAATTTCGCAACTCTAGGGTTGTTGAATGACCAAGCGCGAAGATGAAATAAATGAACGACGCCGAGTCAAACTTCAAGAAGACAAGCTCTTTGTGTTTCGTATGAACCTCGACTACTTACTGAGACATCCAGAGTACGAAAGCAAACTCAAAGAATGGCTACCTGATAAGGCAACCATTCGTGCCCTTGTGAATCCGCCCAAACGAAAACCGCCACCACCACCCGATCCAGATTTGCTCACTGAGCAAATGTTGGCGTCACGATGGCATTGCTCATCCTCTCGTTTGCAGTACTGGCGCTCACATGGAATTGGCATCCCGTACACAAAGATGGGTAGCAAGGTGTTGTACAGATTGGAAGACGTCATCGAGTTTGAAAAGAACTCGCTGATTCGACCTCACAGATAGCAACAACTAGCTCGAAATAGGTCAAAAACGTCCACAAGGCACTGCACTACGTTCGAGCTATTTGTTGCTCATTAGAGAAGTTAGCCTTAAAGGGCGTCCATAAGGCTAACTTGTTGATTTCAAATGATTTTCTTAAAAACGTGGGAAGTTCAGAACAAATAGCCAGTCACAGTTGACTAAGAATGAACTTTAGAGCGTTAGAAGCTCGAATTAATTTTTAAAAAACAACTAGCTAAAAATTACGACTTTTAAAAATAAAAATCCCCCAATAATGTTAATTATTGGGGGACATAGGGACTTATTGTCGCCCTTGATTACCCATTGTCCCTTTGGTAGGGCCAATTTTGTGTGGTGGTGGATGGTTGACAAATAACTAACCAGCTATTTCGACTACTTAGTGAGTAAAAGTAAATGCGCGGTAATACACGGCAGGTCCTTAACGTTTAAATTGCACCAATATTGTGCATCGCGATTCTGGATTTGAACCCGTGTCCATCCTTAGTTTTCGAGAATAAATTTCAACCGAAATGGAATACTCTCTGTTAGAGCAAAACTGCAGCCAACAGAGCTCATCCGCTAAAGGTTACGAGAGTTAGTTGAACGTTACGGCTGATTCCCATGTTTAGCTCAGGGCTCTTTGCGTGTTCTACGTAACGTTTGTCATTGGCCCGATCCCGAAACGTGGTCTTGGGTAGCTCCCGCATTCTTGAGCAACCGTATGAATACTGTAGAGAACCTCGAAAAACGGCTCCGCCCCTACAACATGCGAGGTGAACTGTATGAACTCCATATAGTCAAGCGCGATACACGGAACTCCAGTATCCATGGCGACACTTCCAATTAACTTGCTGTATTCGTCATATTGATCTGAAAACAATTCTTTACTAATGACCAAGGAGATCAGCGCTTTTCCGTCTGTGGATAAGACAAACTCTTTTTCGCCGCACCTAATCAAAATTTGAGGGGTACTTCGCAAATATCGAACAGCACCACGGACTTGTGCAAGTGCCTTAGTCAAGTTTTTTAATGCAGCAGCCCGCTTTCGACTTAATTTGTTATTTGCAATTTCTTCAGTATTTGGACTATCTTTAGCCTGTACCGTTAGGATATGACTATCGGTAACAACAATCACGTCAGCAATTTCATGACCATCACCGGGCCTCAACGGGCCGTGAAAAATGCTACTTGACTCGAACGACCGCTGCAGCAGGTCGATGATGTCCCACTCTTGAAGTTGCCCTGGTTCAGGTCGAACCAAACTGGTATGCCGAACTGTTGGGCTGCCATGAAATGCATTTTTGTCCGGCCTGAGTTCCATGATGAACAGGTCCTCTGGAACCATGGATTCACAAAGGCTCACGGTTACCGCTGCTTCATCATCCTCCGCCGTCCGATCTCCCATGAATGTCACAAAACCATCCCACATCGTGCGGATTAGGTTGGCAGTACCGGAGAAAAACCTAGAGGTCTCTAATAGGGTTCTCGTAGCCTGTGGCATGGTCACAGAGGCCCTGTAACCAAGGAGCTCTCGGCCATGTTCATCGAAAAAATGGATATCGATTTCAGGTTGAAGCAGGGCTTCACGCAGGTCTTCGCAAGCGCCATCCGCTATGAGCGGTGTACCGATGAATAACGGTTCATCTGGATCGTCAAAAACAGCAGTAACAAGGCCCAGCGTTTTCTGACCTTGAGAGGAAAAAGTGACTAGGTAGACCTTGAGCTCCTTACGAAGCTTAGAGGCAAGCAGAATCTCTTTCGACGACTTGACAACTAAAACTCGCTTATCCGTAGCGGGCGAATAAAGAGCCATGAGTCCCCCAGGAAAATCCGAAAGAAGCCGTCGCGATTCAGAGTTCAGTCTAGGAGTAAGCATGTTTGGGATCGATCAGAAAAGACCGTCGTTAGTAACGCGAATCCAGTCATGCCGTCAATTGCAGCTAGACAGAATTCCATAAAACTACACGGCTGAAAAAAATGCAAAGCCCTCTCATCAAGGACTCAGCACACTGCGCTCTGAGCAAATCAACACACGTTTGGCACCGCGAGTCAGTGCGACGTATAGGTTGCATGCGTCCATCTGCTCAGGTTGCAAGATAACAGCGACATCTGCCTCCAACCCCTTGAGAAGAAGTGTGCTCCCAACCGCTCTACGCGAAACAGGGCGTCCATGATGGCGATTCCTCTCACGCGCTTGCAGAACTGCATCCAAAAAGGTTTTTTCACCAGATACAGAGCGCATGGCAGACAGGCAACAATTAAACATTTCTGGTCTAAAAACACGCGCCCCTGGCTGCGTCTCTAGCTGCTGTAACACCTGCAAAGCCGAACCGAAAGTTGGATGCTTGGCAAAAGCCAGAGCAGCCTCTTCAGCCTCCGTTGCAGAATTTCTAGCTCGTCCGCCTTGCAACGTCTTGATACGACCAAGATATGTTGTCGCGCTTACACCAGTCATGACGTCTCCTGCGAAGTTAACCAAGTACTCAAGAGCGTCAGCCCGAGTCAGGTCAAATCGGCGAGCGAAGACGGTCAGGTCGCCGAGGTCAACTGTCTCGACGGATGTGGCTCCACGCGTCTGACTGGTGAACTGATGTCGTCCACGGGGATTGCGAGCATCACCAATGATAAGGACGGTCTCCTCTCCATCTTGAAGTCGCGTATGCGCAGCATTTCGACGCCCCCCGTCAAGATTAGCTCTGTCCAACTGGACCCACTCTAGCCCAGCCACCGCAGTATGCAGCTCAACGCTACGACCGGCCTGCAGTTCGGCTCGGGCATGCAGCAACCAACGACCTAGTTCCTCAGTACCAGCGTTTATCCACCTCCATGGTGTCTCGAGTTCGCCAATGGGGGGGAATCGAGTGGCGACGTCTTGAACCCAATTGACTAATCGATTACCCGCAAAACCAAAGATCGCCTGCATGGGGTCTCCAAGCACGACCGTTGGCAGCTCACAAGCCAACGCATCGATGATGCTGTGTTGAAGAAGGTTGCAGTCTTGGTATTCGTCGACGATGACCCTCGCATATGTAGCACGCAAAGCAATGGATAAATGACCTGCTTTCAAAAGAGCAAGGGCGGCATTTCGAATTGTTGGGTAGTCGTTCCGAGGGTCACCAATTTCAAGAATACGTAAGTCGATGGCGCTACGCATCGGAAACATTGCGATAAGACGCATGGCAAAACCATCAATCGTAGAGACTCGGAAGACTGATGAATGGACACTAGCCTTCTTCATGCGCTGACGCAAAGCAGCAGCGCCTGCATTCGTGTGGGTCAACACAAGGACAGGCTTGGGGCCAACGTGCTTCGACAACGAATAGGCGATGAGATGCGTCTTACCACAGCCCGCAGGTGCAGTTACAGATCCGCGGTCAACTGAAAAAAGATCGAGCTCAGGCGGCATGAATCCAATTTTGGAAGTTATTGATCAACACTTGAAAGTCCGTATCAGCTTCAGCTAGATGTGGCCCCACAATGTCATTTGCGACTTCTTGAAATCCCGTTATTGATTTGAACCAGCCATTACCTTTAGTCTTAGACGAGATCGCGAGCAAGGTCTTGGTCTCATCTGTGTATGCATCAAAAATTCGCTCTAACTCAATGTCACTCAAGTCCACCTGTCCACCAGACTTCGACTTGATGTGATCATCGACCAAATCGCGACCTAAGTTATCAATGGCTTTATTAAGTAACGCATCAATACCAACGTCTGAAAGACTATGGAATAGCTCATCTTCAAGAGCACGCCCCTGGCGCCAAGTGACAGATGCACCACCGGAATTGTGAAACGCTTGAACCACATCAGCGGTAGGCGGCTTATCAGCGTCAGCTAGGACCAACACGCGATATCCGATTTTCAAAAGTGCACTGCCCTGCTCAAAACACCGATCCGGATCACTACCTCCGGTATCCACGTAGGCCCCTCCCAGAGCAAAAAATGAGATATGCCCCTTACTGCTCCAGTAATTATCAAGACCTCGCCCAAATCCAACTTCAGATGCGCCCTCACATACAACAATAGACTTTGCCAAAAACGCTTCAGCATTCTTACGTAACATCCCTTGAATATCGTCTACCGCCCCAACTCGACGTACTCGGTGCCGATCAAGGTGTGCACGCACGACAAACACTTGGTCTGCGGTCAACTCCCGTAAGGCGACAGGAGAATGACTTGTCATGAAAGTTTGCAGCGATTCGCCATCATCTTTTGCGCCAAGCGAGTCTAATAACCTCGCAAGGCGATGAGGCTCAAGTCCATACTCAACTTCATCGACAAGCGCAATTGACGCCGACTCCGTAGCCTCGCGCTGTAGACCAGCGACAAGCAGCCGCGATGATCCTGTCCCAAGGGAGCGCAGGGGTATCCCAGCTTCGTTATGCAGTGCTATAGCGCCATCGCCAATTGATACCGAGTGCGCATCAAGTAATGCGCGCGCAGATGCACCAACAGGAACGCCTAATCTATTGGCCACGACGGTCACAGTTGCCAGGGCCTCAGAAAGCTGAGCATCAGCCTTGTCGCCAAAATTGGCTCGCGCCTGTCGAGCCGCAGCAGCAAGCTGCGGTCCTAATTCTGCTCGGTCTTCCGTCAGACGATTGAGTACCGAATTGCGTGACCACGACAAATTACTGTTCGCGAAACTACCAATGCGAGCTGGGGCAAGCAATGCACGATCTTTCCACGCTAGGCTGCGCTCTATTCCATCACGTTGGGCGCGCTCTGAATATAGACTCCATACAGGTTCAAGATCTGCCGCCACAGTAAGACAAAGCGTCAAAACAGTCGAAATGCCACTCCTTGGCTCATCCTCTACCTGCCCCGTATCCGGATTGAACCCCCGCAAGAAATCGCCATAAACATCAAGATTCAAAAGCTGGTCAGGCAAACCGTCAAGAGTAGCCAATATGACAATGGGCTGGGTAACGTCTAGATTGTGGAAATCCGTGTCGCCGAAAGCGACGCTGCGACGTGCACCAAGACACAGATCTATCGCATCAAGGATGGTCGATTTTCCGCTATCACCTGGCCCGATCAAACAGTTAATGCCAGCGGACGGAGCCCACGACAACATTTGTATCGAGCGGAAGTTTTGGATTGAGAGATGGCAAAGCTTAGCCATAAACTGCTCCGAATGTTCTTCAATATGCCAAGCATCGTAACGCAGTGCCTTACGTCGAATATCCAGCAGTCACCAAACGGCTACTGAGGTGAAAAAACCCTATTGGGAACGAAAGAATCGCTCAAGATTTTTTTTGCCATCTCGGTTTCAATAACTGATGGCTTGAATTGGACAGTAAATAGAACTCTATCTCTTGGAGTCAATTTGGAAGGGGCACCTACAGGAATGGACTCACCTAAGGCCTTGGGCGTGACAACTACATTAATGACGGTTCTATAAGTTAAATTTTTGTTTGGAGTTTTATCGGCCAACCTCTGAAGATACTGAAGAACAAGCTTTCTAATATCGTAATGAACAACCCCAGCTGGTTGTACCGCTAAGTTGAATGTGGCATTGTGAAAAACTGATGGCAATTCTCGAATGACAAGATTTGATTCATCTTCAACGTAGGTAAGCCCCTCGATCCCTATCGCCTCAAAAACGGCTCCATCAATAATTTTCTTACCGTCATTCTGTAAAGCAACGTATAACCGGAGTTCTTGCTCTAAGGTAGCCGTCGTCCTGAGATCAATCTCTTTGATACCGCCATCTGCAAACTGAAATGCAGATGGCTCTCTTAATCTTCCAAGAGAAATTTCATTAGCTTGAGTCGCAGTTGCAAGTGCTTGTAACGCAATCTCATTGCTGGACTTTGCGCTTTCGTATGCGACGAAAAGTGAGGCTATGCTTAAGAAACAGCTTATGCCAGTAAACACAAGATTTATTTCTGATTTACACAAACTTAATATTTTCATTTTCAAGAATTCTTTCATCTGCCAGACTTACCGTCAAAAGTCAAAAAAGACAACTACCTCTCTGTAACGGGGACCGAAAGTGGCTGTCCCTTCTGATACAAATTTTTTTGAATTAAGTACGCAACTTTACCTCTCTACCCCATATGCACGCCAATACCAACGCTGGATTTCAACCAACATTAGCGTAGTTTGGGTTGCATCTTGGCGAAGTTGCCTACAACCTAGCGCCTCTACCTCATCTCTGAAGGAAGAAGGTGCAATGTCGGGGGAGCCATCAGCAATTCCTTCGGGAGTTGTGGAAATGGCGGACATATCGCCTGATCTGATTTCGGGCTTGTCGAGCACCCGTTCATGCACAACAGCATGGCTAACCAACAAACTAGACTTCTTGCGATAGTCATCAGAGATCTCCTTAGATATTTGGTTTTGAACTCGAGCCACATCGGCCACGTGTTGCTCTTGCTTTGCTTGTGCGATTTGCACGGTTTGCTTTTCAGCATCCCACTGACGCTGCAGACGGGATTGCCCCATCTGCAGGCCTAGTAAAAACGCCATGAGTAGCAGCAGTCCCTTGAGAAACAAGGATTTATTCAATTCGAGGAACGCACGGATCCAGCTCATATCCCCTCCCCGTCCAACGAACCCAAGTTGTAGGTACCAATCAACCGGATGAGCTTGTCCGCATAGTCAGGGTCCGTGGCGTAGCCTACTTTGAGGAGCGCACGCGCAAAGGTCTGCCCCGATATACACAGGAAGCAATCTTTGTAGCGAGGATTGCGTTTCAAGAATGCGGCGTGGTCATCCACACTGGCTTGCCATGTCGGGTACTTGCGCCACTTAGCGGGTACAACGACCCACTGCCCTCGGATGAACTCCTTGGTGTCAAGCGTCACGGTTTCACCGCGCCACAAACTGTCTGCCTTAATCCCGAACAAGTTATTGGCCGTCTTGGTGAGCCCTGACTCTCCCCAGCCAGACTCAAGTGCTGCTTGACTCACTGTGATACTGGCTGGAACACCCACAGCCTTGTGACAAGCCCGAGCGGCAGGCCCAATGAGGGCAATGAAGTCTTGTGGTTTCACAGCATCTCCTTCACTTCTTTGGCCACCTCATCAATTGAGGCATCGCGGCGTTCCACGATGAAGTTAAAAATCCAACGCACCAATGCCCAACCGGGCAAGCCACAGGCAAAGATCACCCCGCCCATGGCGTACAGGCCAATCGTCGAAAACGCCCAGTGGTGAAGCTGGAAATACTCAATGGTGATCGCCCCACCGCAGATGCTCGATACGACAGTACTGATCAGCCCCACTGTCCACTCGCGCTTATCGCGAGGTGGTGTCATGAGCATGACTACGACTGCGGCAAGCGTGGCACCACTGGCTGCTGCAGCAGCCGTTCCACCAAAGGCTTTGTATGCAGCGGCGGCTCCGGCCACTCCGCTGCTAGTAGGTTCTGGCATTTGAATACTCCCAAAAAATACCCGCCTGAATCGCTTCAAGGCGGGTTGTGAACAACTCATTCGTTTATGTTTGATCGGCGGTGTGAACTGCAGGGCTTTCTGCCACGCAGGTCACCTCCACCAAATCAGCCCGTGGTTTGACACTCATTACGCGCGCCATCTGGGCCCAGGTCTGCCCCACCCCAAAAGCAAAGTGCGTTCGCTCTTCACCTCCCCCGGTTTGGACACCAATGCTCGGCGCTTGTTGCAAGACCGCATGGCGATCAGTCGCACCGCGCGTCACACCGATCGGGTCAGTGACCGAACCATCCAAGCGTCTGAGCACGACGTAGTGATTTGCACCCGTCAGCCAAGGCAAGCGCTCAGAACAGAACAATATCTTTGATGTGGCATCCCAAGACAGGGCCTCACCACTTACACCCCAGCTGGGCATGTCATGACTGATGGCCACCAAGTCGCCGTAGGTTGGAATCAACCCTTCGAGCTCAGTCCTAAAAGTGATGATTCGTCTGCGGTACCGATTGGCTGCGGCGATGTACTTTCCCTCACGTGCGGCTTGCGACCTGTCGGTACAACCAAAGAGCTTCAAGCGTGCAGGCTTGGATAAAGTGGAACCAGCAAGAGCGACTGTGATCTCGTCAGGTTTCCAGCTCTTGGGGTTGAAGTATTCAACTGTGACCGCATCCGCAGTGGCATCGCCGGGCATCACATACTGAATCTTCAAACTGCTTCGGACGATGTTTCGTGTGGAGAACAAAGCCACAGGTATGGTCTTGGGCTCATCTCGAACAATTCGCACGATGCCACCTTGCAAGAATGGCACCGCACGCCCCGCTCTAGCAATCTGTCCCATGGCGTCCCAGACGGTTAGGTTCTGGTCGAACACACCATTGAACGTATCGCCACGCGCAGACCATACGCCATCGAGCCGGGCCAATGCATTGAGATCAATCTTTGAATCCGGTAAACCTGCGCCATAAGTCGCACGTGCCGCATCTGCAAATGCCCAAGCAATCGAGCGTGTGGCTTGCGGTGCACTCCAACCGGTGGTCTTTGACCAAACTGGCAACTTGCGCGTTACCAAGCAGTTAACTAAGCGGGATGACCGCTGTGACAAGTTGTCCGTTGCGCGCATGCGTAAAGCCAGCAAGGTCAAATCTGAGGGCAATGTTGGATTGACCAGATAGCCCTTGGCCTGCCCCCACCGAAGTTCATGCCCAGCTCGGGTGCTGGCGTCTTTGGTGTCTAGCCTTTGAACACGCACCTCGTAGCGCCCTATACCCACACCATATTTGTAGGTTCTTCGCTGCGCCGTGTTGGTCGCAGCAGAGTAGGACTCATCAGCAATATGAATCCATCCAGATGTGGCGTCTCCGTCATCGTTAAGGGTTCTAGCTTCAACCCGCCATTGAACGGTTCGGCTATCCAGCGTCCCGCCGTCATTCGCGTAATACAACCCACGCATCATCACAACATCGATGCCAATCTGATTGACCTGAGTTCCTGCAGGATTAAGTGCGAACGGGCCAATGATGCTGCCCCCCGTATCAGCGACGGCAATCAACTCCTGCCCTGTCACTTCAGCAGCCGTCACCACATCGTTGTTGAACAGGGTGTTTTGACCGCCCGGCTCAATGACTTGCGCCTGTACTTCTTCAAACGATGCAAGCGGACTGTCATCAATCGACAGCTCTTCAAATTGAAAGTGCCCAATGCCAATTACATGGAGCTGATGCAGGTACTCCTCGTTGTTGACGTACTCCGTATAGGGCATCGCTGCCAAATCTGGATAAATCAGATGCTGACCGTACACAACAGGAATTGGCTGCGACAGCCGTCCGTAGTTACCTCGGGCCTGCAACGAATAGGTAGGACTTGGGGAGGACGAACTCGCGGTCGCATTGGGCAGGCTCTGATTGGGTAGCGGCACCAAAGCGCTAACGATGATGGAACCCGTCACGGCAATTGCAGTCGATGCCACCGAAGTAGCCACAGCCCCTGAATACCCAAACGATGCGGCCAGCTCAGCGCCATAGGCATTGGCCACAACCAACACGGCAATCATCAAAACCGTCTGCAGGGGATTCTTGCCCCCTCCTCCGCCCCCCTGCGGCAATGACACCAGGGCGATGACATCTCCAGCATCGATGGGGGTCACACCGCGCCCAGCCATGAGTACAGGCTTGCCGTTCTTGAGCACCAGCGTTGGTTGCTCAAAAACAATCTGCTCTTGATTCATCCATTGGCTGATGGTTGGATTCCCCTGAACATAGTGGATGTCCCGCTCGTGGGGATCGAATGGATTTCGAAGCCAAACTACGACACCGTCATTGCTGCTTGGCATGGATCACCTCGAAATGCATAAAAACCTTCGACACGCCAGCCATGACGGTCTAGCGCCCACAAGTCCTGAAACACCACACCCACGCTTTGCGCGCAATGCAATACGGCACCGCCGTCGATGTCCAGCCAAACACCGACATGCACCGGATATCTGGACTGGCGGATCAGCACAGCATCTCCATGCTTAGGGGCGGACACGCGCTGCCAGCGTTTACGCTCGGGGTGATCGTTGAATGTCTTGAGCACCACACGCAGACTCAGCGCATCAACGGGGATAAGTGGAAGCTCACGTCCGAAGTGCTTTCCTTGAACCCATAAAAAAAGGCCCCAGCAGTCAAATGACTCGGGGCCTCGTGCACCTGCTATCCATGGACGACCTATGTATCGGTGCGCCCAGTAACTATCAGTTGGTTTCATGTCATCTCCGTCACCGAGCCAATCCCGGGAACTCCGTCGCGGTGTACAGCCGCCCCGGAAACGCCTTATTGCCGATATCAACCATTCGTGCTCTTGCGGTCACTCGCATCACATCCGCCTCTACCTCGGTCAGTACCAACGTGATGGGAGGGTCCATCTGCGGTCCCTCCATGTCGTTCGACAAGTACGGTCGATAAGTGACTTCGATGGAAGCTTCGGACTCGGACGCCGCATCAAGGTGTTTGACGATCTCGCGTGAGACGTTATCCAAGGTCAGAACGACCTCAGGAACCGGTGCAATGTCTACAGGCGGCAAATCCAAATCAAAGCCCATGGCCACAAACCTCACCATCTGACTTGGGTTCAGCGGAGCCGAGTGTTCGAGGCGTGCAAAGAGGTCTTGTTGATCTCGAACAACCCGGATGGCAGTTGTCACGCCTGACTCATTTTTAAAGTCTGGGTGACGTAGCTCCAAGGTATGCAGGATCACCACATCCGAAGGTGAACTCGCGTACGCCTCCTTCAACGCGTCACTCAACGTCACATCAGGCATGTTCTACCTTGATGGGAATGACTCGACGCTCTTTGACTTCTGAGTGCTCACTGACCAAACCGAAGATGTCTCGACGTTCCAGCGGGAAGTCCCCCTCGATGTAGAACGGGAAACAGCCAGTGAGGAACTCAATGCCAGCAGCTAAGAATGGCACGTTGTCGGCATACGAGGCATCACACCCGGCTTTCCATAACGGACCATCCAAGAACATGCAGGAGCCTTTGCACAACTGAAGCACAGGGCAGCTTGAACACTCTTCTCGCTTACTCCAATGCGTGGCGCTTCGCATCTTGACTGCTTGTAGCTGCGAGATGTGACCAATCTTGTGCGACTCGCCATTTGGAGCCACCGCCGCCGCACTCACGTTTTGGCAAGTGAGCACATTGCCGTTCAGATCGACCGCTAGGTTGTCGGTACGGTCCATGCCGCACTTTTGGCCCAACGCACTGGCAGGACGACCTTGTGCCACAGACTCCACAAAGTCCATGATCTTCTTGCGAGCAATGTCAAAACTACTCACAGCACCTGCGCGCAACTCTTTGAACGCATAGGCACTGAAAGTGATCCGCTCGACTGAAGTCTGAAACATGGAAGCCAGTCCGCCCTCGTCATACGGGTCAATGAATGCGCCCTCACCGATCACCACATCTTCACCAAAACGCTCGCGCAACCATGACTGCACATGCGCGCGACTTGGGTTGCTTGCATGGATCATGGCGTTGATACTGATTCGACCCCCAGGCTTGAGGCGTGCGTACAGATCAAAGATGGCGGCGCGCTTTTGCGGGTCGTCTAAAGGATCAGCACCTCGGGCGTGATAACCCGGGCCATCGTGCGACAGCCCCACAGAGAATCCCAAACGGTCAATCCATGCGTTCTTGTCCGCATCCAACAGACTGCCATTGGTGATCATGCTGAACTGTGCCTTGGGGTACAGAGTCCTCAACCGCTCAGCCAAAGGCTTCAACGTCTTCCAGTAGACCAACGGCTCACCTCCCCAGAACTCAATGCGCTCTGGAGATTCAATCAGCGCATCGACCAGAGAGTGAAGAAAAGTCTCAACGTCTTCTGGATTGGTTTGATCGGCATGGGACACAAACCTTTGTGAACAGTAAGTGCAGGCGTAATTGCAAAGCAGACCAAGGCTGATCTTGAGCACTCGCACATTGCCCTTGCGACCGAGTTGATCTTTGGAAACAACCGTCGCATCGCGCCAAGCGCGTGCTTTGACGGGAACGACAGACTGGCCGTTGCTCCACACAAGGCTCGAAGTTTGATTGTTGTAAACCAGCGAGTCCTCTGATCCATCAGGCTTGATCACATAGATACGGAACTCAGACATGGATGCGCTCCACTTTGATATTGAAAAGAATGTTCATGAACGGTTGCTCCCCAAAGTAGGGTTTCTGAAAATGAATCGCTCTGGCATCAAACGCAATCAACAGACCACGATGAGGTTTGATCCAAAACTTGGATGGAAACTCCCAAGGCATGAGCAACCCAGCAAACCCAGACGATCGCCAAGCAGGGTTACAGATGGCAAAGCCGTTGGGAGCGAATTGATTGACTTGCGGTATCAGACCTAAGTCATCATCAAGCTCGGGGCCGAATGGGAAATAGACAGCCTGCACATCACATTCGTCTTCGTCGTTGTGGGGCATGATTTCGACGCCACTCGCACGAACGACCTCTCGCCCTTGCACATGCATCACTCGCCCGTTTGAACCAAGAAGCTCCTGCACTTTGGATAAAACGGCCGCCTGCAATGTCTGGCAACGTGGGGAATGACCGTCAAAGATGTTGTGGTCTTTGCGCTCCCAGATCTGATCGCCTGTTTGCATACGTGCGTTCAACTGCAAGAGCTCTTCATAAAGCCCTTGATCAAACACCGCATCCATCCCAAGTGACCAGATCCCTGTTTTAAGAGGGAAAAGGTCAAGGATCATGGAACACTCACCACCAAATCATCTGTACCGCTGAAGTACTTGAAGCCAACTTTGATCTTGACTTGTGTGCCTGAGCTCAAGCCGTCTGTTTTAAAGACAGTGCTCCCTGCTCCATCAACTGTCATCACACGACGGTCACGTAAGAACCCGGCGGTTGAATCCAGATAGATTTCTGCGTCGTGGTTGTTTACTGGCTGGCCATCAGGTTCTTCAAGTCTGAAATTAACAACCAGTCCTTCGTCCGATTCAACGCTGGGCATGAATCGAACCACAGGCAAAGACTCCATACGCGCCAAAGCCAGAGTGACACAAGGCTCTGCATCGATGTCCCCTTGTGTTTTGACAAGAACAGGATCGAACACATTGAAACCAAGGAACCAATCTGCCATTTCAGATGTTTTGAATGGCACCAAGATGTGACCGATGGGATGTGCCTGAACCACGGTCGCGTGATATGCCTGTGCATCCATCTTGCTTGCCAAGGTGGCTACGTACAGGTTTGGCGTGTGATCAAAGAGACTTTCGCGCGCGCCTTCTGAGGCCCATCCCTTAGGGGCATACAACATGAAGGAAGCATGGTCACCGAACTCCGCGTGTGACTTGAGTGTTTGCAAGTCCAGCGTTCGTTCATAAACGCCCTCCTCAAAAATGCCCCAGTCACCTCGCCACTCGGTGATCAACGATTCATCAAAGAACTTGCCGCCGCTTTCATGGTCTTGTGTTGGGTCGCCTATAAACTCTCGTTGCATCACACTTCGAATTCGAAACGACAGCACAGAACCATCTAAGGTGACATCCAGCGCAAAAGGTGTGTTTTTTGTTGTGAGGTGAAGTTTCATGTTTTCACCCCCTAGCAACAATCGCAGTTGCAATTGCAGTTGTACCGAGTGCCATAGGCTCCAAGGCGCAAATTTCCACCCTGGTCAAACAACGTGACCATGTTGTAGTACGTTGCAACTGGCTGATCGCCGCAGTTGTAACAGTTGTCTGTGACTTGGCAATTAGGTGCGCCTTGCCAACCAGCTGAGGGGTTGTTATTCACTCGAACACAATTACTCACGTTGTTGAAGAAACAGTCATGCAGCCAGCCGTAGTTGGCCGTCCACATCTGACCACCGTTATTCATGTACATGTCCCAGTTGCCATCGGATTTCAAAAACCCCATGAGCCCTTGGTTGTGATGAAACGAGCGCGTGCCCCAGTCCGTATCGACCATGTCGATGTAGTTCGCAGTGGATGCGACTTGCAAACGTGGAAGAGACAAGGTTCCCGTCATCGTGTCGCCTGCTTTGTTGACCTTGGTAGACAAGTCCAACGCTGCTGTACCCGCTGAAGTCACTTGACCTTTGCTGTTGACCGTCACGACAGGGATTTGTGAAGCTGACCCATAAGTTCCAGCAGAGACACCCGAGTCTTTAAGCCCCTCGGGTGGGATTTGGGTAATAGGCACAACGGCCTCCTTTCAAAAGAATGCTCTACAGATACCGAACCACAATGCGCACCCCATTCAAGGGGGCAGATGTGAACCGCAACGTTGCGCCGCTATTGACCAACACATAGGCATCTAGCGAGTCTTGAATGACGTTTGCCACGATCACCATGAGCTTGGTCACACTGGCCGCTGCCGTGGAGAGCGCAAAGTCCGTGGCACTGCCATTTCCCGTGAACACCTGTGGAGCAACGCTTGAGCCCTGCGCACTGGCTGCCGCAGCTTGTGCCTGCGTGGCATAGGTCTGAGCGTTGCTGGCTGAAGTTGCGGATGCTGTTGCACTGGTCGCAGCGCTTGTGGCCGAAGTCGATGCCTGAGAGGCAGACGTGCTCGCTGCACTGGCCGAACTTGCAGCGCCAGTTGCAGAACCACTGGCTTCTGTCGCTTTGGTTGTGGCTGTTGCCGCAGACGTTGCTGCGTCAGATGCTTTGGTAGTCGCCGTGGCAGCAGAGCCAGCGGAGGCAGTGGCAGAAGTTGCTGACGCAGATGCAGACGCACCCGCGTTTGTCGCCGACGCTAATGCTTCGCTTGCTTTGGTAGTAGCGGTCGTTGCAGAACTCGCCGCAGCACTGGCAGAACCTAAAGCGTCAGACGCCTTGGTCGTAGCCGTTGTGGCGGAAGCTGCAGCAGAGGTCGCAGACCCAGAAGCATCTGTTGCCTTTTGGGTCGCAACAGCACTACTCGCAGCCGCTGCACCTGCGTGGTACTTGGCGGAGTATTCCGTCGATCCCGAAACTGGGCCTGTCGTCTTCGTCGCCCACTCTTGCGCTGCAGCGGCACCCGACTGCGCCTCTTTATCCAGATACCGAACACTGATAAGCACGCCATTACCCGGCGCTGAGCTGAATCGAAGCGTGGTTGTCGTGGGCGTGGTGTACGCATCCACTGGCGCTTGCTGCACACCTGCAACCGTGACCAACAAAGCGCCCGGGTAAGACACGCCACGACTGATCGTGAAATCCGTCGCCACACCATTGCCCGTGAATGTCTCCGCAGGAATGATGGTGTTGGTCGTCACTGCAGCGGCAGAACCCGCCGCTTGCGCCGCCCAGTACTTAGCTGAGTAACCCGTTCCATCCACCGTGGTGGCGGTCTTTTCTGCCCAGTCAGCCGCTTTGGTTGCTTGGGTTTGCGCAGAGGTCAGAGAACTCGCTGCACTTGTCGCACTAGCTGAGGCAGCACTGGCAGACGAAGCCGATGCGTTTGCACTCGTCAAAGCCTCCGAAGCTTTGGTCGTCGCTGTAGTCGCTGACCCAGCTGCGGCGCTCGCGGATGCGGCAGCACTCGTTGCGCTCGCTCCAGCATTGCTTGCTGAGGTTGCAGCAGCCGTCGCACTTGCAGCCGCATCACTTGCTTTGGTATTGGCGGTACTTGCAGAACCAGCGGCAGCACTTGCAGATGCGCTTGCGTTGGTGGCAGATGTCGCAGATGCAGTTGCCTGTGTTGTTGCCGTTGTCGCTGACGATGCAGCGCTAGTAGCAGAAGCAGCACTTTCCGAGGCTTTGGTCGTGGCCGAAGTGGCTGACCCAGCCGCAGCCGTGGCACTCGCCGCCGCATCACTTGCTTTTTGACTTGCCGTCGCGGCAGATCCTGTGATGGACTGGGCGTAATACTTCGCCGAGTAATCGGAGCCACTGACAGGTGCACTGGTTTTGGTTGCCCAGTCTTGCGCAGTATTGGCACTCGTTGCTGCAGCTCCCGCTGAACCAGAGGCACTGGATGCACTGCTCGATGCCTCAGTCGCTTTGGAAGAAGCAGTACTGGCTGAGCCCGCTGCGGCAGTCGCTGATGTAGCAGCACCACTGGCAGAGCCTGAAGCGGCACTGGCTTGAGTCGTCGCAGTTGACGCAGACGCCGCCGCATTGCTTGCAGACGTTGCAGCGTCACTGGCCTTGGTACTGGATGAGGAAGCAGAAGAGGCAGAAGCCGCAGCACTGGTTGCAGCTGCTGAAGCTGAAACACTTGACGCGTTCGCACTGCTGGCTGCTGCCTGCGCTTGGTATTTCGCTGAATACTCAGCACCCTGCACAGGCCCTGTGGTCTTGGTTGCCCAATCCATTGCAGCAGCTGCACCCGTCTGGCTCTCTTTGTCCAACATCCGCGCAGTGATGCTCACGCCATTCAAGGGAGCCGTCACAAACCTCAGGGTTCTAGAGTCAAACAGCGAATAGGCATCCACGGGCGTTTGCAACACACTGGCAACCGTGACCTGTAATGCACCGGGGTGACCCACCGCATAGTCAAGCGAAAAGTCTGTCTGTGTGCCGTTCCCCATCCATGTCTTGGTAGGAATCACCACTACACTGGTTGCAGCATCCGCTCTAGCCTTGACCTCTGCCAGCGTTGCCGCTGCATCTGCGGCTTTGGAGGTCGAGAGGTTGGCATTGCTGGTGGAAATACCTGCTTGCCTTGTGGCCTCCCCCACCTGAGCTGTGAGCTCTGTGCGTGAGGCAGCCAAGTCAAGTTCAACCTGATGGATGGCCTTGGCCACCGTTTTGACAGGTCCACCTTCGGTGACCACATCGGTCTGATTGTTTCCGTGCACCACTTGGTGCAACAAGGAAACATCGACCTCAGCCTTGTTGACTGTCGCTTCTAACCGTTCTTGCAGGTTCATGGGAGCTCAAAAGAAAGCCCCCAGACCTGAGTTACCAAGGTTCTGAGGGCAGTTGGTGTTGGACGAGGTATTCGAGCGAGTCGATAGAAAGCTCCAAAGCTTCAAAGTCAGAGTTCACAAGAACCCCCAGCGCATCACGGGTCAGGACTGCACGATTTCGAATCTCCAGCTCACCACTCACATCCCACTGGTTGCGTCGCACCAGCTTGGCTTGATAAGCCTTGGTGAAACGCGCTTGTGTGGTGGCCATGCCGATGCCCGCAAGCAACGGCAACTCAAACCACTCAGCGCCATCGAGGATTTCGTGTTTGAACCAAGATTCAAAAATCGCATAGGTCAGCGGACGCAAGTTCCAACGAACACTCACCCGTGCAGGCGTCTGACTGAACCGTCGCCGCGATCTGGCCGCCCCCGACTCCATGTCCGTTCGAATCACAGCCTCACCAGGCGAGATGGTGTAACCATCCACCGAAGGAAGAGGGATCCGTTCAATCGGAAACTGTGGATAACTACTCGTCATCGCATCGCTCCTGCAGCCGGATTCAACCCATAGCGGCGCTCAAGAGTTGGCGCAATCCCCGTGCCCTGACCAATCGATCGGGACATGCGAGCTTCAATTTGCTCCACGATGATGTCTAGACGCATGGAACCATCCGCTTGTTGAGAAGACTGCACACGCGCATCCACGCCCGAGGCGTTATTGATCACATTCACAGCCACGCGCACTTGAGGCTGGTTCTTAGAAGAAAGCGCCCCACCCAATGCGCGCATCTGACCGGGCGTGAACACCGCCTCACCCGGCTGCGCGATGATGGGAACCTCACCTTCGACAAGACCACCCGTGTGATAACGGGTGGCACCTGCGAAGTTATGAAGCCCCACAGAGCGGGAGGCCAAGCTGTCCGATCCAATCAAACCACCCGTGTGCGCCACAGCGACCAGGGGATTCACGAGATCGGTTGCTCCTATCGGAACGATGCTGCCTCCTGCGGCAGGCGCAGGGGTTGAACCCAAGCCTCCCAGCCATCCAGCCAATGGCAAAGTGACCATGCGCTGAATCTGAATGCGTACCAGATCAGCAATGATGGAGTTGGCCAAGCTGGTGAAGTCGAGCTTGCCCGTGGTCACAAATTGAACGAGCGCATCCTCCATGCCTTTGAAAGCAGAAGTTACCGCCCGCTCAGCTTGCTTAGCGGCATTGATGGAATCCTCCACATAGCTGCGAACCGATGAGCGCATGCCGTAATCAAAGCTGCGTTGGTACTCCGCATTGGCACGAGCCAAGTCAACAATCACAGGCAACTGACGAGACAACGCATGATTGATGAGCTCGATGGCTTCAGCCTTGAGTCCCGGGTCAGTGATTTGATCCGCTTGCCTGCGCGCAGCGTAGGCAGCTTTCTCCAAATCGAAGCGCACTTGCATGCTTGCACGTTCGACATCCCCCACATCTAGCATCTCTCGCTTGAGCACCAGCTCCTCTTGTTTGAGTCGGTTGTTGCCGATGTAGCCTTCGGTGATCTGATGGACCTTTTGGAGCTCTTTTTCGTATTCGTCAAACTTCTTGTCCGAGACCTTTTGCTTCTCCATGGCCTCAATGACCTGGATGTACTTCTCAGCCTCCGCTCGAACACCTGCGTAGCCTTTTTTCTCCAAGTCCAGCGCTTTGGCTCTGAGCTCAGCGGCTTCGCCACCGGTCACACGCATTGAGCGTTGCTCGAGTTGTTTTAAGAACTGCAGACCTTCATTGTTCTTGTCGAAGCCTGAGAGGTCCATCCCAGTGGGAGCCTTTCTGGGCATCTTGGGCAAGAACTCGTCATAGATCTTTTGCACCTGTGCAGCTTGCTCAGCTGTATCAAGTACAAACTTCTGCCCCATCACCCGAACGGTTCGACGCTGCTCATCGAAAAACTTCTCGATCGAGTTCACATAACCGGGGTTGTCATTGATGCGTGCTAGTCGCTCGTTGGCGGATTCAACGAACTTGTCGCGTCCGCTTTGAAGCTTAGCAATCTCCGCATCAATCTGCTGTTCGTTGTAGCCCATGGACTTCATTGAGCGCAGCATGTCGCTCTTCATCCATGTTTCGACGTCCTTGCTCACCACCGACAAACTGTCGAATGGCTGAGAGATCACTCGCTTGGCCAACACCGCCGACTCGGCGATGAAGCCAAGGCCCTTGGCAACGTCCTCAAGATAGTTGAGTACTTGCTGGCGGTTGTTGCTTATTGCAATTAGCTCACTGCTAAAACCACCAGTCTCTGTTTTGGCAAGAAAGATGTGTTCAGTCAAATCGGCCAAGATCGGAATGAAGGCCGAGCCAATTTGACGCTGCACACCTTCGTTGACCGCATGCAGCCGCTTCAGGTTGTCATTGAACTCTTCCGATGCCCGTGCAGCATCCGCTGACATCACCAAGCCTAAGCGCTTGGCTTCTTCCATCATGGCTGTGATCCCATCTCGCCCTTGGTTGAGCATGGGGATCATGTCCAAACCGTTCTTGCCAAATAGCTTCACCGCAAGGGCAGCTTTTTCGGCACTGTCTGGCATTGCCGAAAACTTGTCGGCAAGATCGAGCAAGACCTCTTCGGTCGGGCGGATTTGGTTATTCGCATCTAAGGCCGAAATGCCAAACGCGCGCAATGCAGCGCTGCCCTCGCCGCCTTTGACTTTTGCATCAAACATGGCGGTCGACAAGAACTTCAAAGCCTTGGTCAAACTCTCCGTGCTGACATCAGACAGCTCGGAGACATAAAGCAGCGCAGACAAGGCCTCTACTGACACCGCAGTCTTTTGGGATAGCTTGTTGAGTTCTTCACCAACTTCGGCCACTGGCACGATCAGCTGATGCATGCCGTAACCAGCTGCAGCGATGGAGGCTCCAGCAATCAAACCTGCGGGTCCGAGTTTTCCCAGCACCGTCCCAAGGAGGCCAAGACGCGAGGTCGCATCTTCCATTTGCGCGAATGCATCGTTGGCTGCTTTGGAAACGATCTGCAATCCTGCTGATGCAGGTTGCGATGCTGCCTCAATGCGCTTGAGAGACTTTTCCCCCGCCTCTCCAACATCGGAGAGCTCTGCCTTGACCTTGCCGACATCCACCACCGAGAGTCGAATTGCGAGATTGCGTTCAGCCATGGCTGTCACCTGTTGTTGCGATGCTTGAAGAATTCATGGCAGCAGTGATGCCCGCCTCAATCGCAGGGAATATGTGCGTCATCGCACAGACATCTGCATTTAAAGACTCACTGGCTTGGATCCAAGCGTTGAAGTCCAAGCCAATCACTGTGTTTTGAGCCATACGCAACTGCCCCGCACATACCTCCAGTACCGAAAGTGCCTCCCACCCCTCTCGGGTTTTGGGCGCATTCACTTGGTACGGACATTCAGGGCATGTTGTTGCGCAGGCTTCGCAGTACGCTGGCCCGCCACCGAAGTGCCATTCGGTACGAGCCTTTAGGCGTTTTTTTCAGCATCCAGCAAATAGAGCGCTGCCAGATACTCGCGCTCGAAGGCATCGGCAACCGGCCACAACTCCATCAGGGCTTCAATGCCTTCTGGGCTCACCGGTGTGGCCTTGCCCTTTTCATCGCCCACGCCCTCCCAGGCCAACACAGCCAGCTTGGCAAGTTCGGTGATCAAAGTAGCGGTGCGTTGCCCCGCTGCTGCATGGTCTTTGCCGTCAATGACCGCCGCCGCATGGCGCGCTGCCATGACCAGCGCAGTCGTGGCAGGTTTGACCTTGACGCGAACGCCATGGTTCAAGTCGAGCC